AGCATTGACGACCTGGTTTTAATTGACGCCGTTATTGATAAATATAAAGAAAACAAAGAATGGTTTGCAGAATATGGCCAAGCTGATTTTTTAAGATTAGATTAAGTTATGAATATATTAGAACTTTTTGCTGGAAGTAGGTCTATTGGAAATATTGCAGATAAATTAGGGCATAAAGTTTTTTCAGTCGATATTAATAAATTTGAAAATATAGATTTAGTTCAAGATATTGAGTTTTTAACAGTTGAGCAAATACCATTTAAGCCAAATATGATATGGGCATCTCCGCCTTGTACTACTTATTCTATTGCTGCAATATACCACCATAGAGATAATCAAAAACCTAAAACAGATTTTGCAAAAAAAAGCGATAGGTTAGTAATAAATACATTGAAAATTATAAATTATTTTAATTGTAATTTTTTTATAGAAAATCCTAGAGGTTATTTAAGAAAAATGGATTTTATGAAAGGAATACCTAGAACTACTGTATGGTATTGTAAATATGGAGATATTAGAGCAAAGCCAACAGATATTTGGTCAAACAATATTTATAACCCTTTATTTAATCCGAACGGTTGGATTCCTAGAGAACAATGTTTTAATGGTAATATTAAATGCCACCACGAAGCTGCTGCTAGGGGAAGTAGAAGCGGTACACAAAAATTAAAAAATAATTATGAAAGGTCTAAAGTACCTAATGAATTATGCGTTGAAATTATAAATTCTAATAAATTATGACACAAAAAGAATTATTGCAAGAGAAAGCTGCCTGGGACTATCATTATAGCGAACTTACAATTATGGAAATAGCTAAAAAATACGACTTTAGTAAAAACTCAATTAGCTTTTATAAAAATAAGTTTCCTAAAATACATTTTGAATTACCGCAAGGTCCACCTATTGAAAGGGTGGTAATTATCGACGAAGCAGAACTTGAAAGGGCAGAGGTTTTGTTTAAAGAGTTTGGTATAAAATATACTGTTCCTTTTAATTTTACGCTTGAAATGCAATTTAATAGCAAAATAAAGTAACTTTGCAATATGGCAAAAGTTAATCCATATATGCGTTTCTTAGGTCCAGAGGATCATTTACAACGCGCGGTATTAAATTATTTATCTATGCAATACCCGCATAGCTTAGTGGCGCACCCAGCAAATGAAGGCAAGAGGTCTCCATTTGAGCGTTTTAAACTAAAATATTTAGGCGTTAGTAGTGGTATACCAGATATATTAATTTTCACGCCTAGCAAACAGTATAGTGGTTTAGCTATTGAATTAAAGGCTGGATATAATAAGCCAACAAAAAACCAAACAGAGTGGTTAGAAAATCTAAAGTTGTGTAATTGGTATGCGGTTTGGCTTAATGATTTTGAGAACTGCAAAATAATAATTGACCAATATTTTAAAAACGGTTTATGAAGTACATATACCTTTACTACAACGAGGAACTACAAAAAATAGGTCGCAGACGCGACGTTATTACAGGCGCTAAAGATGGCTTTGAATACATTGGGACCATTACAGAAGTCGAAAGGGAACTATTAATTGAAATACTTTTTGACGTCTTTGGAGACGACCATATAAGCCTTAAAAATTTTCTAAGAATTTACGGCGACCTTAAAACTTTCTGCAATAAAATAAAGCAGATTGTAGAATAAATTTTATATTTGCTTTTTAATCTAGTTATGCGGAACCGGATTAAAATTATAAAACATTTAAAGCAAGGGTAGTAAGCGCCGCATCGCCGAACCCCCTGCTTTTTTATTTTTATGAAAACAGGATTAATAAAAAAACCTAAAGATTTTACAAACTTTACGGTTGTACCTAACCCAATTTTAAGAGACAAAAATTTATCTGTTGGGGCAGTTGGTTTGTATTGTTTTTTATTTTCACATACTGCTGAATTTAAAATTACAATAGAATTTATTATAGGCGCCTTTAAAGATGGCAAAGCTGCTATAAAATCAAAAATTAAGGAATTAGAAGCTGCTGGATATTTGATACGCGAAAGGGTAAAAGGAGACAAGGGTTTGTTTGTAGGATATAACTACGAATTGGTTTTGGAACCGGTAGACCGATTATCCGACAATGGGTTATCCGGCCGCACAGTTTACGTGCAGCCCGAAAACCGGCCGCACACAAATCGGCTACAAAGTAATACTAATAATAATACTAGTATTAATACAGAAATAACAAAAGAAATAAATACTAAATATACCGCACAGGTTAAAAAACCTGCGCCAGCTAAATTTTCTCAATTAGTTGAAAATGCTTTTGCGCCATATTTGAATTTATTTAAAGGCGAAAAAACTTTGCCTAAAAATGAAAGCCAAAAAATAGCTTGGAAAAATACATTGGCCTGGTTTGAAAAAAACGATTACGATTTAAGAGAAGTTTATGCTGCAATTAGATGGGCAAGACAAGACCCTTTTTGGCAACCAAACGTTTTAAGTTTACCAGCTTTAAAAACTGCTCGTAATGGAATTAGAAAAATTGATAATATTATGGCGAAATACAAAGTAGCTATAAAGCAAAATAACAAACCAAAAGCTATGGCTTATTTAAAAGGCGTAAAAGAATGGTTTTTAAAAACTAATGCTTTAGGTAAAGTTGAAGTTCAAGCGCAAACATATAACGGCGACGTTATCAATGAATTTTTAATTAGGCAAAACGTACAGTTTACCGACCAGGATATAACCGATATTTATAACTACTTAAAAAATGATTAGTCAGATACACGCCAAAGAACAATTAAAAGTTAAAGAGTTAAACTCCAGGGGTTGGCAACTAAAATGGTCCGGCGGTGGCTTTGACCATTACGACGCAATAGGCAAAACTTGTACTGGTAAAAATTGCGTTATAGAATTTAAGTTTAGAAACGATAGCTACAAAACTAAAATGCTGGAGGTTTACAAATACGAGAAACTTTTAGCAATGGACGATTACCTAGTTTTTTACTTAGTAAGCGAACAATATTTTGATTACATATTTGATTTAAGAGATTTAACTAATTTACAAAAACACGAATTACAATGTCCGACTACAACACTATGGGAGAACCAAATGATAACAAAAGAAGTTTTTTTATTAAATGCAAGCGATGCACAAACCATACTGACGATTCAATAGTTAATAGCGTCGTAGAAGCGTTTTTAACGCGTTCTAAGATAGGAACGGAAAAATACGGTACTAACTTAGACCGAAACGATTTAAGTCCATTAGAATGGCTTAAACACGCTCAAGAGGAAGCAATGGATTTTACATTGTATTTAGAAAAGCTAAAAACAATATTTGCAGATTTAAAATAAATTTTTAATTTAGCAGGAACTAAACTATTATTATGTATTTAAAAGAACTTCAAGACCTTGGTATTTTACTTAAAGGGCGAACAAGTGGGGACGTCAAAACAAAATGCCCACAATGTACGCCAACCAGGAAAAACAAAGCAGACGAAAGCCTAAGTGTAAATGTAGAAAAAGGCGTTTATAATTGTCATAACTGCGGCTGGTCCGGTTCGGTTAAGTTTAAGCCAAAAGAGGACTATGTTTTACCGCCTAAAATTGAAATTAACCTATCCGCTAAAATTATTGATTGGTTTAAAGGACGTGGTATTTACGAGGCTACCCTTGCGCATTGGAAAGTAGGCGAAAGCGTTACATATATGCCGCAGGTTAAAAATAACCGCAAGACTATAAATTTTAATTACTACAAAGACGGCCAGCTTACTAACGTAAAGTTTAGAGATTCTGAAAAGAATTTTAAAATGGTGTCTGGAGCCGAATTAATATTTTATGGTTTAGACAATATAAACGAATTAAAGACCGTTTATATAGTTGAGGGCGAAATGGACGCACTTAGTTTGCACGAAGCTGGTATATATTCTGTTTGTTCGGTTCCAAATGGAGCCAGTAAAGGAAACCAACGCCTGGAATACTTAGATAACTGCTGGCGTTCTTTTGAAGATAAAGACGAAATAGTTATATGTACAGATAACGACGAAGCTGGTCTGCAATTACGCGCAGAACTTGCCAGAAGGTTTGGCCATTACCGCTGCAAATATGTAGATTTTGGCGAATATAAAGACGCTAACGAGGTGTTAGTAGCTAAAGGTGCCGAAACGCTACGAAGTATTGTAAAAAGCGCTAAAAACTTTCCTTTAGAAGGCGTTTTAAGTATATCCGATATATGGGACGATGTATTGCAATACAATGAAAAAGGGGTAACTAATTACGATATTGGTCTAGGCGGCAGTAATGAATACTTTAAACTTGCTATGGGCGAATGGACTGTAATAACTGGAATACCAAATAGCGGTAAATCGGATATTGTAGACCAAATTTGTGTAAACGTAGCAATGAAATACGATTTTAGATGCGCTATGTTTTCCCCGGAAAGTTTCCCTTATGAAGGCCATATAAAACGAGTGGCTAATAAGCTAAACGAAACCAATTGTTCAAACGACCAGCTTAACCAAACCAAAGATTTTATTGAGGAGCATTTTTACTGGGTTAAAATAGACTTAAAAAACCTAACTTTAGAGGCCATACTTAACCACTTTAGGGACTTAGTATTTCAAAAAGGGGTTAATGTATGCGTTATAGATCCTTGGAATATGCTCGACCATAGTGCGCAAAAAGACCATAGTTATATAGGCCGCGTACTTAGTCAAATAACACAATTCTGCCAGCAGACCAATACGCATTTATTTTTAGTTGCGCACCCTAGAAAAATAGAAAGCGACAATAACAGATATAAAAAGCCAACGCTTTACGATATAAGTGGTTCGGCTGATTTTTTTAACAAGTGTTACAATGGTATTATATGTTATAGAAATATTGGCTACCCAACAAGTTATGGAAGCGATAGCGTTGATATATACATTGAAAAAGTAAAGCGTAAAGAAAACGGCGGGCTAGGAAGTTTTAAAATAGCCCCAGACTTTAAAAATGGCGCAGTTTATAAACCATTACAACCAGGAGACGATAAATTTGAGGCCCCAAAAAGAATGGTGGAAGTTGTCGATTTAGATGTTGAAAAAGACCAAATACCCTTTTAATGGCAAAGCGAAAAAGAATAAAACAGTACGTGCCTACAGATGCGCAGACAAATGCCAGGGTATGGTGTATTAAAAACAATATTAAAATATTACCAGAACCTACGTTTAGAGGAATATACTTGACCTTATTTGTAATGGGCAGAACTACAAAGTCCCCAGAACCATATACAAATGAAACACTAAATGCAAAGATTTTTGAACTTTATGAGTACCTTTACAAAAAATATTATTAAATATGGGTTCATTTCAAGTACAATTATTTCCTATATATGGTTTTGCTTTAGGCATAAACTACGCAAGTGGCGCAATTGAGGAGTTTTATTATATGGACGAAGACGAACGTATGATACAGTTTTTTATTGGTCCATTAGGTATTTCAATAGTCTGGTTTAAATAGTATATGGGTAATATTAAAAAAGTAAAACCTAACGAGCCTAAACCAAACGAACACAATCCGCGTTATATTAATAAGGCTAATTTTAAAAAGCTGGTCAATTCATTAAAAGAATTTCCAGAAATGCTAGAAGTTAGGCCTTTAGTAGTAGACGAAAATATGATTGTATTGGGCGGTAATATGCGTTTAAAAGCAATCATAGAGGCTGGATTTACCGAAGTATGGGTACACCAAGTTAAAGGCTGGAGCGACGAAAAAAAGAACGAATTTATAATTAAAGACAATTCTAGCTTTGGGTCCTGGGACTGGGAAATATTGGCTAACGAATGGAATATGCAAAAAATAGTCGATTGGGGCGTTGATTTACCCAAAGAAATGTTTGCTGACGAAGACGACCCTGTACAGAATAATGTACAAGACGAATTGCCAAAAGAAATTTGCCCAACTTGCGGGTCTAAAATGAAATAAAATGTCATACGATACAAACGAATTAGAACAGGAAGCACTAGATGCAATTGATAAATACAAGCTATTTTTTATTGAAGATGTCGTTGCTTATGTAAGTTGCTCCAGGGCAACGTTTTACAACCACGGTTTAGACAAATTAGACACTATAAAGGACGCGCTTAGTAAAAATAAGATTAATATTAAGGTTTCAATGCGAAATAAATGGTACCAATCTGAAAGCGCTACACTTCAAGTTGCACTTATGAAAATGATTGCGACAGATGACGAAGCCCATAGGCTTAACGGTTCTAGGCAAGAAATAAGACACCAGGGCGCAGTTCCTGTCGGTAAAATGTCAGACGAAGCTAAAAAACAAATAGACGAAATACTAGACAAAGAATACTAAAATGGGAAAATGGAAGCAATTAGCGAGGTTATTAAAGATAAATGTATTGATAGTTTACTATTCTTTACAAGATTTATTTTTAAAGAAAATACAGGCAATAAGTTTGAAGTGGCGCCGTTTCATATCGAACTGGCCCAAACCCTTGAAAAGGTAAATAAAGGCGAAATAAAGCGCCTTATAATCAATATACCGCCTAGATATGGTAAAACAGAGATAGCCGTAAAAATGTTTATGGCCTGGTCCCTTGCTAAAAACCCAGCTTCTAAGTTTATACATTTATCATATTCAGATTCTTTAGCGTTAGACAACTCTAGCCAGACAAGGGAATACATAACAGGAGACGCATACCAAAGCCTTTGGCCATTA